CCTGCTGGACGGGCCCGAGACGCTGCTGCGGCACATCGGGCTCGACGAGCAGGACACATACACCACCAAGCACGAGATCGACGACCTCGTCACCGTCGTGCACATCACCAGAGAGGAGGCGCCAGCATGGCAGCACTGAGAGACATCGCCCGAGACTTCGCCGCGGAGATCCGCGACGGCATCGGCTGGACAATCGTGTATCGCACCGGCCGCTCGTGGAACGCCCTGACGATCTGGAGCGACATCTGGAACGGCGAGTGGGAGACTGACGACCTCAACGAGGCCATCGGGATCCTGAAGGCAGACCCGGACGCCGTCATCGTCAACGGCTACTACTGCGGCCACTTCGGTGAGGACATGACCATCGACGAGATCGCCGCCGGGATCCGCTGGCACTACGAAGGCGGCCGCAACCGCCTCGCGGACTATTGCGAAGTCACGCAAGGCCGGGACGCCCTCGAGGAGGGCCGCAAGGCTGCCGAAGCTGCCGGCCTCCCGTTCTGTGAGCGTCTGGCCGACGGTCTACGACGGCAGCATAACGCTCGCCGATCGTGAGAAGATGCAGCAGGCCCGCGAAGCCTTCGAGAAGCTGGCCGACGCTCTGCGGGAAATCGCCGCCAAGCTGGCCGAGGCCCTGAAGCCGGTCATCAACGCCGTGCTCTCTGCCCTCAAAAAGCTCTGTAAGGTATCGGCCAAGGCCATCGGAGTGCCGCCGAAGTGGCTGCACCTCGCAGCTCACGCAAAGAAAGCCAGAACCCGGAAGAAGTACCGCAACCGCATCCGGCGCTACTGGGCGAAGATGGCGGCCGGCGTGAAGAACCAGACCGCCAAATGGTACAAAACCGATAAAGAGAGGGCCGCCAAGCTGGACGCGCAGAAGCGTCACCAGTGAGGCGGCCCTCGGGGTATGCCTTGTTTTTTCGTGCCGGCTCGGCCAACAACGCCCGCAACGTCAACACCGATGGCACTCTGAACAGGAACAACGCCTACAACGGCAACAACGGCCTGCGCCCCGCTTCGATGGATCGCCCGACTTATTAACCGCCCGGAGACGGACGGCGAACACTGTGCCCCATCATCCAAGGAAGGCATATCCCTCCCGCAGCCGCGGCCGTCTGACCGGCCCGGTCATGGGTAAACACAAGACCGCCGATGCCCCCGGCGGCGCACGCAAAGCGTGGCCGGAGCTATACACGGCGGGGAGACTTTTCAATGGAGAATATCGTAAACAGCACCATCGCGCTCTACAAAGCATACCGCAAAACCCGCTGCGGAAAGCGCGACAACCCGACCGCCATGCGCTACCGCATGGAGGCCATCGAGCGCACCGTCGCCCTCTCTGAGAGGCTCCAGCGGCGCGACTATTCCTTCGGGCCCTACTACCCCTTCAAGGTGTACGAGCCCAAGGAGCGGCTCGTCCTCGCCATCGACTTCGAGGGCAAAGTCGTCCAGCACTCGCTCTGCGACAACGTCCTCGAGCCGGCGTTCTCCCGGCGTTTCATCCGGGACAACTACGCCGGCCAGATCGGCAAAGGCACCCACGACGGCCTCGACCGTCTGGCTGCGGCCATGCGCCACTATTTCTTCAGCCGAAAGGCAGCAGACGAAGCAGCCCGCAAGGCTGCCGGCCTGCCGCCCCGGCCGATGAACGAGTGGGACTACGCCGACGGCTGGGTACTGAAGGGCGATTTTTCAAAGTTCTTTTACACCCTGCTCCATTCCTACTGTTACGAAACGGCCCGCCGGGCCCTGAAGTGGCTGAAGGATCCCGAGCTGATCGACTTCGCTGAGTGGCTGCTGTGGCTCATAATCGACAGCACGCCAGACCCCGGCATCCCGATCGGCAACCAGTCGAGCCAACTGCTCGCGCTGCTCTATCTGGACGCCTTCGACCACTGGCTGAGGGATGACCGCGGCCTCGTATATGGCAGGTACATGGACGACTTCTACATCATCCACAGCGACAAGCTGCTGCTCCGGCAGATACTCAAGGAGATCGAGGCGTACATCAAGCCGCTCGGCCTTCGGCTGAACGGCAAGACGCAGATCCTCCCGCTGAAGAACGGCATCGACTTCCTCGGTTTTCACACCTACCTCACGCAGACCGGCAAGGTCGTGAGGAAAGTGCGAGCCAAGAGCATCGACAACATGAAGCGCAAGATCCGCAAGTTCCGCGGGCTGGTGGACTCCGGCAAGATGACACTCGACAGCGTCGTGCAATCCTACGCGAGCTGGACGGGCCACATCTCACACGGCAACACCTACCACCTGCGGCAGAACATGGACGCCTATTTCTTCAGCTATTTCCCGGAGCTCAAACCATCACCGAAAGGAGACACAACTCATGGCCCAAAAACTGAGCAACCTCGCAAACAAGTCGAAGGTCAAGTTCGGCAGCCTGTACGGCAGCCCGATCGTCTGGATCGTGGCCGATAAGAACCACGCAGGCTACCCCTCCAACAGCGTCACGCTCGTGACCAACCAGATCATCAAGATGCTGTGCTTCGACGCAACAGAACCGAGTAACGGCAACAGCGACCGCCGCGGCTACGGCAACAACCGCTACATCTACTCGAACCTGCGCCAGTGGCTCAACAGCCCCGCGGCTGCCGGCCAGTGGTACACCGCACAGCACTCCGCAGACCAGACGCCGGACTCCTCCCACGTCTGGAACGGCGTCAACCCGTACAGTGGCCTCGCCGGTTTTCTGAACGCCTTCACCGCCAACGAGCGGGCGGCTCTGCTGAACACCACCATCACGGTCGGCAAGAGCTCCACAGACGGCGGCGGGACGGAGACCTGCACGGACAAGATCTTCCCCCTGTCCTGCACTGAGGTCGGCCTGAGCGGCGACCACGTCTGCGGCAGCAAGCTGGCGATCTTCAGCGACAACAACAGCCGCATCGCCACCGTGACGGCCTCCTGCGTCGCCAATTCCAACTATTCCAGCAACCCGGGCTCTGGTGCCGCGTGGTACTACTGGCTGCGGGACGCCTATGCCGGCTCGGCCCGCCTCGCCCGCCGTCAGCTCCGTTGGCACTCTGGACTGGCACGACGCCTGCTTCGGCGACAGCGGCCTGCGCCCCGCTTGTAATCTGTCCTCTGATCTCCTGATCTCCGACTCCGTCGACTCGGATGGATGCTATACAGTGATCTACAATCAGGCGCCCACAGCGCCGTCGTCCATCACTGTCCCGAGCGAAGTGCTCGGCGGCGAGAACCTGAGCATCTCGTGGGCGGCCTCCACCGACCCCGACGGCAACCTCTCCGGCTACGTTCTGGAGCGCAAGGTCGGGAGCGGCACATGGGCGCAGATCTACAAGGGATCCTCGCGCAGCTACACCGACGCCATCACCTACGGATGGACGAGCGTGCAGTACCGCGTCAAGGCATACGACGCCGCCGGCGCGGAGAGTGCGTACACCACCAGCGCCACCCGCACCGTCACCAACAACAGGCCGCCCGTCATCAGCGGTAAGGACGGCGCCCTCGGCAGCTTCGGCACGGCGGCCCCGTCCTACGAGTACACCGTCACCGACGCCGACGGCCATCAGGTCGACGTTGTGGAGATGCTGGACGGCGTCACGCTGCGCAGCTACACCGTGACCCTCGGCCATACCAACACGCTGACGATCGGCTCCGAGGCGTGGCTGAAGGTCGTGAACGGCAGCCACACCCTGAAGATCGTGGCGACCGACGCCAAGGACGCCAGCGTCACCCGCACGCTGACCTTCACCAAGGCCGTCACGTCCGTCGAGTTCGAGCAGACCCTCGCTATGGAGGCCGACGCCATGCCGACCAAGGCCCTCGTCAACATTCAGGGCAATTTCCCGGCCGGCTGCACGCTTCAGGTCTGGATCTGCAACAACGGCAACGACGCGAGCCCGACGTGGGAGGACATCACACAGAAGGCCCGCACCGGCCAGAAGCACTATTTCACCAACCAGACCAAGACGGCCGCAGCGTGGGGCGTCAAGGTCAAGGCCAAGCTGCTCCGCGGCTCCGCTACGGAGACCTGCTACATCCAGTCGATCGGAGGTAACTTTGCATGATTAAGCACAGAGCTGACAGCATCAAAGAGCTGAACGAGAAACAGGCCGCAGAGGCCAAGAAGGACAAAACCATCGCCGAGCAGGCTGACACCATCGAGCTGCTGAAGGGCTGCATCATGGAGCTGGCCGACGTGGTC